GGACCATCTCAACCCATTTGTCGGGGTAAGCGTCCGCGTCAATCAACACTACTTGCGTACTGTTAATATCTTGGGGGCGTAGACTCAAATCTGATACTGAACTTTTATTAACAAACTTGTTGTTAATCTTGCATGACTCGAAAGACTCGTTTATCGTTCTAGCTGTCTTCTTGTTCTGAGACAACAATACAAAACTTGTCTTACGTTTCCTAGTTCTTTGCGGTACTGTACGGAATTCTTTAACCTCTGAAGCTTGTAACATTAATCATCCTTTCCCAAAGCTCTAGTCCCTGACCAGCCACATACTTGACAGCGAACCACTCTTCTCAATCTATCCCCAAATGCGAATACTAGTTTATCGTCCCATAGTTTGGACAGGCACATTCTAGGCTCGTCGGTTTGAGAATTGAAATGTAGTACGTTTGGGCACTCAATTGGAACCAATCTGGGGAAGCGATAATTTTCTGGTTCATAAGCAAGTCTCTGCGAGCACAACGATTCCCAGTCGAACATCGTGTACAATGCTTTCGCGTTCTTCATTCATTATCCCTATCTCTTCCGCTTGCAGCTTCAAATTGACGTCTGTAATCATCATCCTTTTGCATCATGAGAAAGTGTGTTGCGGCAGCGGCGTTGCCCCCTTTCTTTTGAGCATCCTGAAGGACCTTAGTATACTTACCCATAGCCTTGGGGTTGGTAGTCATCACCTCAGTAAGTGGGTCCCCTTTGGGAGTCGAATCGACTTTTTGTTTAGTTTCCTTAGTTAAGCTTCTTTCAACTGACGCGTATTTCTTCTTATAATCCCGGTTGTTCTTTGTTAGCACCATATGGGCTGCCATTAATGACAGTGGCCCGCGTTGGGCGGCCTTGGTTAAGGGAGCGGCAAACTTCCCCAGTAACTCTGGCTGTGATAGAATCTTTTGTAGCAGCGGCGTACTAAGCTGCTTGCCAACAGTCGCCATGGTCTTTGCACCGATTTGTGCACCAAACTCTTCACCTGCTTTTTTCGCTATAACTGTTGCAATAACAGGTCCAGCTCCACCACCGGTAGCACCGAAAGCAGCACCCCCAGCAATCACATCCGTAAGGCCAAATAGCTTGTTGCCTGCCTTACGATTAATTCGTACATCTAAAACTTTTAAACCTTCTCGAGTAGCATTGTATAGTTCGTTAGCTTTTTTCAACGCAACTGAAGTCCCCTTACCGCTAGAGGTTTCAATCGATTCATCTAGGGTATCAGCTATAACTTGCCAAACTCTCTTGGCAGCTTCTCGGTTCTCTAGGTTAGCGCCTTTGCCATAAGCAAAATCACCAATCTCTTTTTTCATTTGCCAAAGGCCTTTTAACGTAACATTACCGCTAGGGTCGGCATGCTTAGTGACATCTTGAATAGCCCTGTCGAGCATGTTTTCTTCAGCCCCACGGAGAGCTCGTCCACGGAGTTTGGACCCCACTTCCTTTTCAATACGACCGACCAACCTGTTCTTGGAAACGGCAGAGACTCTACCTAATGCGCTATTATTGTAAGTCTCACTTATGATGACCCCAACATCATCCCCCATTTTAAGTAACTGTTGTTTCATGTTTTCAGGCTTGATCCCGTTATCAAAAAGCCCTGCCTCACGAAGCACCCCACCTATTTTGTTTGCTCTATCTTGCCCACCTCGGAGCTTGTTCATTGAGCCACGTTCAAACCCAAGGGCTCTACGTACAAAATCATCACTCATATCAAAAGCTTTACCGCCGGCTTTCTTCAGCCCTCTAGCTGAGGCACCCGCAACTTTAGTTGCACCAACACTAGCTACACCAAAGAACGCCCCAAGAGCTGTCCCTTTAGCAATATCTTTGAATAACTCATCTGCCTCTTCCGCTTCACTCAGCCCGGCAGCATTTAAGCCCCCCATGCCGGCGCCAAGTAAAGAGGCCCCTTTTGCTGTCTGTAAAGAAGCCGAAGCCCCGCCAGACAAAGCAAGTAAAGGGGACGTTGTGACTAGGTTACCGCCTATCTCACCTGCTAAAAAACTCTTTGGATTTGCTTCTTCAGCGGCGTTGTTGTCTGCACGAAACTCATCACGAAGCTGCTCGTTTGGAATAGCTCTCATGGCATCTTGCTCTTCTTCAGATGTGCCATGGATCAACCCTTTTAAACCATCTCTAGCCAAGCCAGATAGACGCCCACCAATAGCATCATCGATAGCGGCGGTGGCTTTAAAAGCGTGGGGGGATAACTCATCTTGAAAACCAAACGTGGCCCCCTGTGATGCTCCCCTTAAAACTGATTCTGTCTTTGAGATACCAGAGTCAACTTCCTGGGTGTCATCAAATAAAGGAACGTCTTCTTCGACGGCTTCTGTTTCATCAAACGTTGGGTTACTCATCAGCATACCTCAAGAACTTCTTGTTTTCGTCAAATATAGCGATCCTACCATCTTTGGTTTTACGCTGGATCTCTTGCCCGCCGTCATCTTCTTTAGGATCAACGCCGTAGATAGTTTTAAACTCTGCAAAAATTTGATCTTGGGGAAGACCCATAGACTCAACTTGCTTCTTGATAGGTTCAATCTCTGCGTTATGAAGGTCTAAAGAAATAGCAGATGCGAATTGTAAAGCCTGTTCAATTTGGTTACGTTGCTCAGGTGATAACTTCTTACCGTTAATCGCACTCTGAATAGCATTACGCCCTTTGGTGAACATGCTTGCAGCATTCTGCCCTTGGCGCAATTCAGCTTCACGAATGACAGATTCATCGCCCTGCATGGATTTAAGAGCTGCCATCAAGGTACCGTAATCAGTAAACCCGTTTGGATTCTTGGTAAACTTCTTAACCAGGTGCAAGCCTTTATATGCTGCCTGTGCTGCTTTGAAAGATCCCTTTTTCTGAACATCGTTGCGAACGTCTCGAATGAATTTATTGTTCTTTTCGCTAACCTTGCCAGCATTCTCATTAACCTTGGCAGCCTTTGAAGCTTCGATCTTCTCACGTCCGATTTCTCGGTTCTTGTCGTTTTGTCCAGCTTGGAAAGATCTTCCTTTGTCAGCCTGCTCACCTTGGAATGCTCTGCTTTTATCCGATTGGCCTTCTTGGAAATCACGACCTTTGTCGGCTTGAGCCCCACTAAAGTCACGCCCCGCTTGTGCTTGGTCAGCACTGAATCCTTGTTGCTTGGCCATGATCTTTTGACGAACGAGTTCCTTGCGCTTGTCATCAAAGTTGGCGAGCTTCCCCGCCTTCTCTTTAGCTTGACCAGCGATAATTGACTGCAAAGTATTCCCCTTACCGCCTTTACCAAAACCCGCACTGACTGAATCCCCAAGGCCAGCCAAAGCCATACCAATCTTTTGTTTGGTTGATAACTCTTGTTTGCCAGCTTCTTGACGAGCACCTTCACTGAAGTCTTGATCTAGCAAGTCTTGCAGAGCCTGCATTTCCATTTCTCTATCCACGGCCTTCGATCTCCTTCACTCGTTCATGTAAATCAGACAGGGTTGCAAATAGAACCCCTGCGCCCTTACCAAAGTTAATACGTTTGACCCCATCATCACCTTCTTCGACCATCGTTGATCCAACAGGTGTTTTCTCAAAGTCTTGAGCCATAACTCCAACTTGCTTACCTTCGCCAAAGCGATCTTCATCTTTAAAGTTGAAGTTCTTCGCACTGATAGAATCCAAGAAGCCTTGAACGTCGACGTTGCCATCACCAACATTCTCTTTGACTCTCTCATCGGAAGCCGCAAGAGCTGCTCCCCCAGCCTGCATACCAGCACCCAAGAAGTCATCACGAGATTGACCAGCAGACTGTTGAGCCCCTGCAATAGCGTTTAAATTCCCTGTACGTCCAGCCGCAACATTCAAGTCGTTATCAAACATTTGCTGTCTCAAGTTTGAGTTGCGCTCTTTGTTCGCATTGCCAATACCTACATTGGTATCTGCCACACGTTGTTTGTTGGTTAAGTTTAATTCTGCTGCACGATTGTTAGCCCCAACATTCCCAGCATTCACCGTATTTCGGTTGGCTGCATTAAATCTGTTGATCGCATCCCCAGCCGCTGCGACTCGAGAATCTTGATCGAAGTCTTGGCCACGAATCTGACCGCCCAATTGACCACTGCTCATGATCGCTTGCAAAGCTCTTTGTTCTGCCTCAGCAGCCGCATCAAATGATTGATCTGACCGACGAGAAGCACTGCCTTGATTTGAAATAAGTTTTTGCGCTAATTCTAAGCCTGAACCACCAATACCCCTAGCGTTTGCATTCTGAATAATGGCATCCCGTGCGCCCCGTTCTTCAGTGGCTGCATTACGATTAACCAGATTCAACCTAGCTTTTGCGGTAGCATCTAAGCCATCGTTGTCAGCAATGTTGACTAGGTCATCAAGGGCATTAAGTTGAGCATCCCGAAGCCTTGGGTCGGTAACAATATCTTGAAGTAAAGAAGGATCTTGAAGCACAACCTGTTGCATTTCAGGGTCAAGCTCTCCGATCACCTTCATCATCTCAGGATCAATACGCATGTCCTGAAGTCTTGGGGCGTTTCTGCCTACCTCATCAAATATAGCTTGGCCTTCGCGCAAGGTCTTCTCGGCTTCTCTACCGCCTTCGCCTAACCCTAAAACATCTTCTGTTACAAAATCTACTAGTCCGCCCATTATTTTTTAAACTCCCCAGCTAATAGCTTCCAATCGCCTTGCTTCTCTACAAAATGAAACTTTTTAGCTCTCTTTGCGATGGACTCATTTCGAGTCATAATAACCAACCGACGGACACCCGCACGGTCACAGGTTTCTATTAATGAGGATGTAATATCATCAATCCCACGGCTCACATCTTGTGGTTTCGCTTTTGGATTGGAAACATATCCTTCTACAAATCCTACTTTTGCATCTGTAAGGTAGACGAACCCCGCCGCAACATCATCCACAACAAAGCCCAAACCCGGCCACATCTCATCATGGAATGCCTTACGACCATGATCTTCTAACCATTTATTGACCAAAGGTTTATCTTCGTCTTGGATCAATCGTGGTGAGGCATGCTCTATGTAGTTAACGGCTTCCATTAGACTCTCGTTGCAAACCATGGTGGAAGATTCTGTGGAATCAAGCGTTGACTTGCTTGGAATGGTGAGAGCGTTGCATTGCCCCCATCTTGTAGAATATTAAAGTCTTGCTCAAGAAGCTCTTGCAATGCTAACTCTTCTGCACGCTGCTGTTGGGAAGCTACATCTTCATTGCCAAACAACCTGTTGCCATCTGCTAATGATCCACCACGAGCGGCCGCAATAGCTGAATGAGCACTTCTTGCCGGTGCCTGTTTAAAGCCTTGGGCTCTGGTTGCCTCTGATCTAGCGAATCGCTCCATAAAGTCTTGAGATGCTGAGTTACCTTGATTTCTCAATGCCTCTGCTAACTGTCCAACTAAACCAGCGCCTTCGCCACCAAGGAATGAATCGCCGATAAAAGCATCGTTGATCTGATTACGCCCTTGAGCCATTCGAGGGCCAAGATCTTTATTGATAAACTGGTTGATGGTGTTCTGTGCATTATCAAGCAAAGGCTGGGTAGATGCTATGGCCTCATCAGAAGCCGTTTGAAGGGTGTTCTGAGCGTTTGGATCCAATGCCAATAGTAACTGATTAAAAGCCGTCTTACCTGCCGTAGGGTCCTCACTGGTACCCTCTAGCAATTGATTACGACCGTCTTCGGTGCCAACTAAACCAGCTCGCCCCTTAATATCTTCAATACGGTTACCAAAACCCCGAAAGTCTTCGGTAGTGCTAAAGTCACGGTTACCATGAATCTGATTATTTCTGATACGTTGAAAATCCGCAACATCATCTTTGTTCTGTGTAAATTGAGTAGGGTTCGCAATAGAACGGTTAATCAAGTCTTGATCTATTTGATTGGAATCATTCAAGCTTTGAGTGAACGCATCCGTTGATGTGTTAATATCTGTGCCTAATTGATCAGCAGGTTGCTTGATCGTATTTCCGACCGTCTCTGCCAATGACCCAGCTTGGTCCTTGTTTGCGTCTAAGAATGCCCGAATGTTCGCAAAAGGTGCGCCTGATCCCCCAGATGCTTGGGGTGCTGCTTGAGTCCCGGCATTGCCTGAACCTCCGCCGCCAATAAGACCGCCCGTCCCTCCACCTGTTGCGGTGGGTTGACCGTTTTGGTCTTCTTCGTTCTGTCCTTGATTTGGTGCTACAAATGCCATAATTATATTCCTCTCTTCTATCTGTTAGATCACCAGAACATTTAAAATGTATTTGGTTGATGTTGAAAGTCCTCTGATCAAACCGACCTGAACCTCTTTATTAATCTCTTGCCAGTCCAAACATACATCGCCCTCAATAGGGGTGTAGTTGTCTGTGTCAGCCTTGATCTGCATAATAATTACGCCCTGGACCTTTGTCGGTAAGGTGGACGAAAATACGAGCATTTCAAAGTTGGCCGCCGTTCCATCGTATGCAGCGCCTGTGGTAAATGTGATGCTTTTGAGCTGCGCCCGAATGTTCTCTTCAAATGTGATGTTCTTATCTAAGGCCGCAAAGGTCTCTTCAAAGAACTTGTTCAATGGGTTAAGAAGCTTATCAATCCAGTCCGGTGCCTCGGGGATATTCTCCCTAAGTAGCCTTCTAATGGTGGGGAGTCTTGCCACTATCTAAAGTGTGCAGATTGTGGCTGCACTTCTCCGAGTGAATAGCCAGCCAAAGCCATCCTGGTTAAGGCTTCATTGTGTTCGATAGTCATATTCAACCAGTGCCCTATTTGTTGCTCTGCTGGGACATAGGTTGCGATAGGCTGTGGATCTGCGAGGCCACCACCAAAGGTTCCAATTCCAAACGTGCCCACACCAAAGGCCCCAGTTCGGACAGACTCAATGCTGGTTACGGTAGATTCATCGGCAAAGTCAGATGAGAACTTAACATCTACAGTCCTGAATTCTGCATTCCTGAAGAACAAGGCAACCATAGGCTGTTGCTTTATCATACCAGGGTTTCCGCCATGGATAGGGGTCCAAGTTACTTCTTGTGAGATAGCATTGTAAACTTTTGCTGCGCCAGCGATCCACCCCTTATTCCGATCTACGGTAATCACGGTAGCTGAATCAACACTAACAACCTTTGCCTGTCGGAATACTCCGGTCGTAATCTCTTGGGCTATGGACTGACCTGCCACAATATCTGAGGTATCAACTAGGGTAATCTCTGTAGTGCTAGAAGAAGAAAGAACCACGGCAAACTCGTCTTCAGCATAGTCTTCAACTGTACGGTTCTTGCGTTCTTGTCGTAAAAAGAAAGTATCAGCCTGCGCTTGGTATAGCTTATCGTCTTCACGAAGCACCACGGCATGCTTTCGATCCCCTGTCCATAAGGTCCAGGCAGCAGTGAATGTATTGTAAATATGTGCTTGAGTTGCATAGGTATCAGTCGTCGCGGTTGGGACCCATAATTGATATTGTCGCTCAGTTTCATAAGCTACACCGAAGGCAATGGTCTCAAAGTCCGAAAATAGGTCACTAGAGATCGATAATAGGTCATCTTCGATTGGTCGAGAAACTACTTGCACTCCACTAGTACTTATTGATATAACACCTTGTGTCGAGTAACACCAAATTTGGTTGTTAAGTACGACGGCGGTCTCTTCCCCCTTAATGACTGCTGTCCTATCAAACTCTGACACATCGAAGTTGCTACGGGATGTGCCGGTCATACGGTACACTCCGTCTTCTTTGAGATAATACACAGCATCTTGCAGGGCCAATACCCTTACAATCTCATCATCTGCACTACCCACATCTACAAATGAAAGCAAAGGCACTGACTCTGGTTGGCCAGCTTTAGATATATAAGCTCGATTCTTCTTTTGCGCGCTTGAGCTTTGCACAGTTGTGCCACTAGATGGCAAGGCTGGTAGCCATGCTGCGCCTGCTGAACTGATTGCAGCCCACTGAGTATCCCCTACATCCCTAGACTCAACTAGTATCTGCCCTGGTAGCTCTTCAAACCCAGAAACATAATATGAGTAGATCCCCCCAGAAGTTTGCTTATTAATCACTCGGACTAGACTTTGCGCCGTGTCCTCAATGTTATCGGCTGGAGTCCCAGCGGTAACAACTTCAAATTCTTGAATCGTATCATCTTCTGCGACAGCTCCGGTAAACACCACGCCATCAAGGGTAATAGTATCCCCTGTATTAAAGGCCCCAGATCCAACCCCAATAAGGTTTAAGAATAGGCGATGCTTGGTCTCTGTGTTGACATAGATAGCATGCTCTTTGAAGACCGCCATGTCTTTGCAGAGCGGTGGAGGGTAATTGCTTTCTGAGATTCCTTCTTGGCTAGGTGACGTGTAAAGCGTTGCACCTCGTAGCGAGTTAGGGGTGGAGTCAGTGACCGCGACCTCTTTAGCTGTGATTTCCCCTGCCGTAGGATTCGCCTCTGCCACGAGTTGAAGCTCATCGTTTGCCTCTGCCGATGCACTGGCCGATTCTCCGGATCTGTAGATTTGGTAGAAATAGTCTGTCGTAACCCCCGCCGGGATTGTGATTGTAAGATCCACATCTCGAGTTGCACCTGCTGAGTTAGCAATAGTGATTCGCTGCGAAGGAGCTCCAAGTACCAGATTTTCGTTTGCATCTTTATATCCCCAAACTACACGATATGCCACCTGGACACCATCACTCATAAAGCCAACACCAACTGTGAGAGCGGCTTCCCCATCGAGTGCTTGGATTCCACCTGAGGAAACAATAGTTCCCCCCAATGTGTCGATCTTCTTGATCCCTGCGTCTGTGGTAAAATAAAGGTTCTGTTTTGCTGCCATGGTCTTCATTCTAGAACCCAATGGCTCATCATAAGAACCTGTATAATCTGTTTTGGTTGTCCCATCACTTGAGAAGTAGGATAGTGTTGTGCCCCAATGAGCATGTATCATATTCCTATACCCAAAGAGTTTATCAATAACTGACCCTAGAGCTGTCTCGTAGAACTTCTTGGACCCTCGACGAGTCTCTGCCACATCATCATTATCAATAACCACGTTGGTCGCTGTAATCAATGCCCCTTGAGGCACCGAGCTAAGTGGATTGGGATGAGTATGTCTGCCCTTGATCTTGAAGTCTGCTATTTGCGCCATGTTCGGTTCCCTGATCTAAAGATGCCGTTTCTAGAAACTAGCTTCTTTGTTGCAGAGTCAACCCGTGGCTGGATCATCACTTGAGCGTTTTCCTCAAGGATCTTTTGTTTTCCTTGAGCAGCCTGCAACTGTTGAGTATTCCCCATTGCCTGCCTGAATTTGGTCGCAACCATCTCAGCCAACAGTGGATAGAAGTCGTATGGTATCTGAGGTATGGGGCTTTCCCCCGCCTCTGCCAGATAATCCCCTACCTCTAGAGTACTAGGTAAATCATTTGTGAAAGTAATCACATTAGTTGCAATTGTTGTGATGGTTAAGTCGTCGCCAAGAGGTTCAAAGTCTGGCTTGGCCTTAATAAAATCGTATGTCAAAGAGGTAGCGAAGTCGCTCGGCACGGAAGTAAATGTCACTTGCTTGGTACCTGTATTGATGGACTCGACCTTTGCGCACTCAGTTGTGGGCACAAGATAAGGGTGCCTCCTAAAGTAGTACTGACGCAAGGTTTCCCCTACATGAGTATCGTCCGGATAGAGAACGATCTTGTTGCCTTTGATGAAAAAACCATCAAGGAATGTAGCTGATGAAAAGCCTGAAGATGTACGGTCCTTGTATCCGATCTGAGGTAGATCACGTTCGGAACCTGAAGAATCTACGATCACGATATCTCGAAGCTTCGCCCCAATAGCTCTTCGATTGATAAGGTATTCACTAGTCCCAGATACGATAGTATCATCTGAGCTGACAACAAAATGCTCTTCACGCTGTGCCATGATTTGGGGCACAAGTGTAGACCGAATCTCGTTTGTCATGAACTTGATGATATCAGGATCTTGAAAGAGCTTCTGTGAGGTCGGAGCTGAAGCGATTCGCTTAGCATCCGCAATGACCTCCGTAACTGTGTAATCTATAGCCAATTACTTACCCTTTTTTGATGCAATCTGCTTAAAGCGTTGATCTAGTTCATCACCTTCTTCTTCGTCTTCAGCCGGTGCAGGGGCTCCCATTTGCTCAACAGTAACTGAGAAGCCACCCATCTTCGGGTGCCTCTTGGCTACATCATCAAACGCTAGTTTATCCATGTCTCCCATGAGATGCTCTAGCTCTCCCATTTCGACTTCGTTTTTATCGATTGGTTCTTTTTTCATTGTTTACTCCTTCCATTTTAAACTTCAAAGATACTACATCCTGTGGGTCCACCGATCCAGCCACTGAACGTTCCACCTGATACTGCGGTGACTCGAAGCTCTGCGGTTGTATCTGCGGTACAGGTATAAATTGTTGATAGTGCTGGGGTGGTCTGGTTGGGTACGCTGTCAGATATTCGACCCGTTTGCCCCCTCAACGCTCCTTCGATGTACCATTGAAAGGTAACTGTTGCACCCGTGCCCAATTGGCCTGATGGATGTCCAAGGAAGAAATATGTTTTGCCGGCTTCTAGGCCGCTTATGGTTCCACTTGAATTTGTTAAAGTCTTTGCGTATTGTTGTGTATCAAACTCGATTTGATCACCTGACGCGATGTTTGTACCTTGAAAAAGGTTTCTAGATAAAACTACTGCTGGTCTTGATGCGCCTGAATATTGGGCATTTGCTGCCATAGCTGTGAAGGCCGCGACCATATCATCGCCCCAACCGGCGTATGATTCTCCCTGCAATGGGAAGTCGTAGTTTGACCCTGCTATGTCTATCGATGTTGGCATTAAAACTCCTTAAATAAAGCCGCCCTAGTTTCCCAGAGCGGCCCCATTGTTAACTACTTACGCAGTATTCGTAATTCCTGTGTACTTGACACACCATGCTGGCTTCTCAATGAAGACGGCTTGGTTGGTATACGCTCTAAGCTCATAACCAGCTCTATCGCTCAAGTGGGTGAAGATCTCATCACCACGACCTGGGGTCTTGAAGCTAATGTCTTGAGCACCTAATCTACGGATTTTCTTCAACGGAACCGCGAACGCTTCCCCTGGTTTACAGAAGATGTGAGGTATAAGCTCAATCATTCCGTTTTGTCCGTGATAAGTGATCGCCGAAGTACCAATTTCCAGTTTACGTGTTTTGTAAGACTGATCAAAGGTTCTAAGGGCTGCCAAGTCATCATTCAACTCTTCCCATGTAGTTGGATTCAGAAGGATAGTCGTATCGCGGTTTAATCCACGGTTAACTGCGTCTGAAAGACCACGAAGGACTTTGAACAAGGATAAGGCTGCTCCACCTACACCGTAGCTGTTACCTTTCCACAAACCATAAGTGGCAGCAGAAATTCCGAACAACGATCCAGTATTGGTGATGATCTTATCGATACCGTTTGCTTCTTTGCCGTAAGCTCCAAAGAATACAAATTCCGCAGTGCCTGAGCTCAATTGAGAGTCCAAGTTACTAAGGTCAGTTGTGTCCGTATTTGAGAACGTTACCGCTAGGTTGTCAAAGTCAACGCTGTCTACCGTAAACGGCAAAGTTGCGCTAAGCTTGGTACCAAACGAAGTATGGTATGCATCCATTTTACAACCTTCTAAGCCTGCCCAGATACCTGCTGCAAACGTAGCCGCTGTAAACGTAACCACTGTATGTGTACCATCTACGTTAGCAGATGATGTGCCTTGACCAATACCTGTCGCAGATCCGCCATAAAGATGCATCAACTCAACACGTTTAGTGATTGAATCAAGCATATTCTCAACGATTAGCTCGGTATGTTTGACAAATGCTTTCTTTGAACTAGAGGCTTTCGCAGCTACTTCATAAGAGATCGCAGTTCTCAAGAGTACTTGAGAGCCTTGAACCTCGGCATTTTTCATGGTCATTGCAACATGGTCGTTAAGTGCAAAAGCACCTTCGTCCGCTGCTGCGTAGGTTACGCCGTGCTCATGTGAAAGAACGACTGGTTGATTGTATTTGTTTCCCTCTTGCTTTGATTCTTCTACGAAGCGGATCATTTTTGTAAGCTTTGCACCATCGGGAATTAAATTCTCGACAGAATCGCTGTACGCCTCATAGAAAAGACCATCTAGCTCGGTGGGGCTGATATATTGTGCCATTTTCTACTCCTATAAAAAGGTTAAAAGTTATTATTGTAACTTTACTTTCAATCCGCTCGTAGGTTGGATAGCTAATGCGTCCGCTCCACTATGATCAAAGTAAATTCCTTGAAGCTTCGATTCAGGATAGCCTAAACGTCCCTTGTGAATCTGTGCCTCTTATCTATCTGTTAAGCCAATCCAAGCTTGATCTTTTCATTTCGATCACGCCACTCATCAACTGACATAGTTTTTTTACGAGGATTTGATCTACCTTTGCCCTGCTTTTCTGGGGTGGTAGGCAACTTGCCTCTGGTCTTGACCTTGCCTAGCTCTGCCTGACGTAATGCCTTAGCAGCATCTGCGCCCAGAACTTCAGTGATCTTCTCAGGGGCCAGAGATCCAACGTACTGCCTCATGTAATTCTGAATATCTTCAGTTACCAAACCGATGACATCTTTCGCACTTAGGTTAAACTTTCTTTGACGGGCTTCAAGCATATATTTAGCTGTTTGCTTCACTACAAATGGGCTCGGTGTTATTCCAGATTCAGTGATTGCTTCCATGATGTCGGCAGAGAATCGCTCTCGAGCATCGACCTTCATGGCCTCTTTCTGAGCACTGATCTCGTTATCTTCACGTTGTGCCTTCTCTTGTTCATAGCCTTTCAGCTTCTGAAGGTTGTCGTGATATTCCTTCTCTTCATCTGACATGGACTCATACTTATACTTCTCACCTAGCTCATTCTCCATCATCTCACGAAGCTTTTCCTCACCTATGCCAAGCGACGGATGCTTTAGAATTTCCATTGGGTTGGTCTGTAATTGCTTGAGGATCGTTTCCATTTGACTACGAGCATCGGCAGCCTGTTTAAACTTCTCGTCAGCTCCAAACCCCTTCTGGATTAATGAAACCCTTTCGGACTTCGATAGCTTTGATATGTCAATTTCACGCCCATTGACCTTAATAAGATCAGCTTCTTCGCCACCTTCTGCCGGATCCGTCTCCGCCTCAGCCTCTTGCTCACCTTCGGGTGCTGCTGATTGATCTTCTGTAATGTCCGTAAGCGACTTAACAGTATCGCGGACTTCGTCTGATGGCTCGCCACCACCATCGGAATTCGGATCAGCATCGATACCGTATTTCTGGCGATTAACTGCGTTGAGATTATCGAACGTGGTCTCGACGTATTCATTAAGATCTGGGACATTGGGTGCCTGTGGTGTTGTGGGGGTTACTGGGGCTTCTGCTGCGGGCGCAGCGGTGCCTACTACTTCTTCTGACATAATTACTCCTTAACGTTGAGTTAAATATGGGACGCCCTAAATGGGTGGTCCTCATACTTATCTGTTAAGGGTAGGTTGTGACGTCTGCTGTTAGGCCGCCCACTTCAACGCCCCACTGCCATAAAGTAATATTTGTATTGAACGAACCTGATCGACGGTTGCCAAATCTAAGTTGATTACCGCCAGGGCTTACATCCCCCATGCTAGAAAGAGCTGTCCCGACTGATGTAGCGGTTCCTGTAGAGGCCGTTCCACCTGCCTCCTTGACATAGTAATCGCATGCAGTGTTAGACCGATCACACTCAAAGCGGACAGACCAAAAGGTATCATCTTCCCAGATGTCGCCACCATGAGAATACACACTACAATGATCATTGCTGCCATCGTTTATACACATCTCGATTGTGGTTGAGGTAAGTTCCATAGCCACACCCTCTGAATGAGTAGGCCATTTACGTTCCTGATCCCATACATATTGTGGATTGGATGAGCCTGTACGGTGAGAGAGCTGGACAAAGAAGACAAAGTCACTTGTCCCTGGGTCGATGGTATGATCCTGGGTAGCTGTAAATAACCCATTCGCTTTTGAAACACTGGCTGTCTTTTCAATCCGTACACCGTTGAGGTTGGTTAATGCTGGACCTGCTTGTTGATACTCTGCATTCCCATTGGCATACGCCTCGTTAAGAATTTCACTGTATGAGCGAATAGAACAATCATTAAATATCACGAAGTCCGTCCAGCCATCAGCTACCTTGAGCCAGTAGTTTGTCTCAACGTCTGCTGATCCAGTTATGATTGAAAACTGAGTTGCTGCCAAGTTACCTGGGGCATCTACTACGTCCAAAGCTACATTAGATGTAACCTCGCTACATGATCCACCTGTTGGGGTAAGATCTGCTGTATACACAGCCCCTGAGCCTGCAAAGTTTCCTATAGTGGAATTGCCTTCGGTGATATCCCCAATGACAAAGCCTGTGACGTCTGCGCTAAAAGTATATGTCGTCGGAATAGGGCTCGCAGTGGTGCCAGCAATCTCGGTACTGGTAATCACCAAGGTAGCCGGTGAAGCTCCGCCACTAGATGCTGCTATTGAGTTATTCTGGCCGGCCATCTTTGAGATAGGCTGCCAAGTATTCCCATTAGCAAAAGCAACCCCTACAATACACAAGGCTAGTCCTGTTATGGCAAGGATCCAAGCTTTACCGATCGAGATATATCTCATTGATTAATCCAGTTCGCAAAGGTGGTAAGATTTAGAGGCGTCTGTTGAAACTACTGATACATAACGAGTTGCGCCCGTAGTGTAGATTACTCGTTGTTGATTGGCAAAGATCAATTCACCTTCAAGCGAGCCGGCCAAATTTGTGACATCGATAGTAACTTCACCTTGAATAAATCGAATAGCAATGCCTGCATTGTCAGAGTCATCGAAGCCATAAAGCAAGTAGTACTTGTTCTGGTTCAACTGCACTGAACGGTTATCACCTGAGGTCGTCACTGAGGTCTTGATACAACCTACCTTCTGTGCTCCATAGGTATTGCTGGCAATTTCATTCCAGTTACGTGCGTACACTGCCAAAGGTATGGCTATAACCATAAGCCCAATTAATACAATTTTCTTTTTCATTATCCTAATCCTCCATCTACTAAATTAAATTTCTCCCCAGTAAGCGGGTTTGTCGGCATACTTGGAAGATTTGGTAAGTTGTCTTGTCCGGTCTGACTTGGTGCTAATGTCTCATCAAGCCCTTCAGCTACTCCTTGGGGCATATCACTTCCACCTGCTTGAGGTAGTTGTGGTTGCGCGGGTGGTGCTAAAGATGGTTGTCCAAGCATTTGCAGAAGTGCTGGGTCTCCGGATTTAAGCTCATTGATATGTCCTTGGATGTGAGCAAGTAGGCCCTTCATCAATTCAGGGTCCTTTCGGGCTTCCGGATCAGATCCAATGGCTTTGTGCTCTTTGATATGCATGACGTGATTATCTGTAAATACAACTTTTACCAAGCCACCTTCTCTAAGTGCTTCGTTTTCTTTCTTAATGGCAAGAAGTTCAGCTTGTTGACCTTCAACCAAGGGCTCAATCTTACCTGTCTGAATTACCTGCAAGTACTGCTCTGGGTTGGTGATCATGCCACTCTGAAGTAACTGGGTAGCCATCTCGACTTTACCTGCTGTAGTACGTGACAAGGGGTTGCCTAGCTGTACAGAGACACGGTTGATATTCTTTAAACTTTCAGAGGTCCACTCTTTGACCATCGCTCCTTTGGATTTACCTGCCAAGACGGTGACCCGTTCAGCATTAGCAAAGTCTTGAAGAATGTTGATGATCCCTGTACCCATGTCTTCCATGAGTTGGGCATATGAGTGCTGTAAACCACTGTTGAACTGCAAGGACATGGATTGTACCAAGGCCAAGGCAGCACCTGATTTAAGTGAGGCTTCTGGGTTACCACGGTTGACTGAGTTTATACCTGAGATGGTTTCCATCTTCTTTTCGATCATCTCAATGTATTTAAATATCTCTGCCGGGGTGCTTGTCAGGTTAAGAGGTTCTGGTTTCCCAAGCTCTGGATTGTAGGTCATTAAGTTTAGACCTTCGACAATCTCTTCGACCGACATATTGTGACCTTCAGGGACTAGGATGTTCTGAACACCAAAGGTTTCCTGGTTGGTTAAAATGATTGAATAAAGCTTATTAAGTGCGTCTTGTAGGGGGAGCAGGTCATATGCAACAGTCCAACCAAAGATCGTTCCCTCTTGCTCACCTGGACTCATACGGTACACAGGCACATTTTTGTATGGCAGTGGTCCATCCGTCAGGATAGAATCTGTACCCACAAACTGAACTATCCGGCCATTTGGAACTGCATTACATCTACGGTGATAAAAGGTATATACAGGCACAAGGTCTGATTCTTCTGGAATATCTCTGCCTAGTACAGACTGTCGCATTCTCGTGTCCATGCTGGATCCTAGAATCTCATCTTTCAGTGTGTCGAATTTGGCTGCTAGCTCGAATCTGTTCTCGAACTTACGTAAGATAACCCAATCACTTTTCTTATGGTCACGCCGGGTAAAATCCCTGATCACGTTATTTGGCATATAATTCGTTGCCACCAAATCACCAGTACGTACAACCTGCCCAGTTGCTTCATCTTCCTGTTGTTCAATGGCAAACTCGTCGCCTTCTGTCGCGTCCCATTCTAGCTCAACAAAACCCTCTCCGAAGATAAGGGCATGCTCAGTGGATCCGTCAGCGTTCCGTTCTAATTTCTTTTGTGTAAGGTAATAATCGAGAATTGAGTCAGCAAGTGTGGTCTCTGCTTGGGTGGAGTAGTCTGTGTTGGCACTGATGGCATCGAAACTAGGTCTCTCATTTGTGGTGAGTACCTTCAGATGCTGCAAGATATTCCGAAAATCAGCCACATCCATATTTGTAAACTCATCCTGGCTACCTGAGTTGTAGAGCCTACCCCCAGACGTCCATGACTGGTAGTAGAATTCATAAGCGAGTTTCCATAGTCCCATACGACCAGTTTGGTCTAAATGGTCATAGTAATCCTCAACCTTTTTAAGGAGCGAATCGCCTATTTCGTCAGGCGGTAATGTTGCAAAGTATATATCTTTATCCATGGTCTCTTAACTATCTGTTAAGCTTAAATGCTTTTTTCATAGCATTAGCATTTACGCTCTTCTTATCGATGAACTCTTCGGTCATGTGAGTATGGGCTGGGTTGATATTATACATCTTCGGTATAGGATTACGAACTTCATTGATATTTCTAATGAAATAAATCAAGGCAGCGATGGCATCAAAGTGACCAAACATCTCAACACGCTCAAACTCTGTCTTCCTAACGTTCCAAATACCAGACTCTAGACTGGCCCTAGTGAATGTACAATTCGGATGGATCCTGACACGACCCTCTCGTACCCACATTCTTACCTCATTGACCATGACGTGTAGCTTCTTCTTCTCAGTACGATGGAAAGGTAACCCGTGATTTGCTATCAGATCCTGTACCAGAAGCATATTATCGCTGTCAGAAATACGTAAGTATGGTTCCTTATCTTTGCCATAGGTCTCAAGCTGTTTGGCCTTTAGGGCCTCAGCTAGTAGATCTGTGGTCATCTTGGTACCTGACATGATCAGCTCATTCTCGATGACACACGTCGCCTCTTTGAAATCATAATATCCAAATAGGGCCACGGTGTTATCCACAACCCCTAGATCCATGGACTGGTAGACATCGTAGAACTGGAAGTACTCGTCGTGCTCCACTGCCGTCTCCCCCATCCATGCTTCCCATTCAGGGATGATGGCTCTGGACTCATCGACAACAAACAAGCATAGATACTCACGCTTCCACTCGGTTTCGGTTAAACATTCTTTGTGATACTGCTCGATCATCTCTTCAGTGACCATAGGGTTGTCGTAAATGGTTAGCTTAATATATGCGCCTTCCATCTCAGCCTTTTTGGCAAACATAGAGAACGGATGTGACGGGGTCTCAGGTGGTGTACTGATCATGATGATCTTTGGCTTAGGCCGGTACATTGTCATGGGTAGGACGACCGAGCTGTATAGGTAATCAAGGCGCTTGATAAGGCCAGCTTCCTCAAAGATGACGAGGTCTGCGTAACCACCACGTAATCCATTGGGCTTTGCATCAAGACCAACGAGCTTTATCTCAGCCCCTCCGTAGAGAGTCCACTTGCCTGTTTTCCTATCTAATCTGGGGAATCTAAATTTCTTTTTACTCTCAAGCCAGACTGGTTGCATCTCTTTAGGTATGTCGCCAAGGATGTCGTGGAATGCAGGGATTGTAAATTCTTCCAGATCGGACAAGAAAGCGGAGGCATACTTAATTCGTGCTCTTGGAATGTCTGGGTCAAGGGCATACTCGACACACTTTTTAACAGCCCAATGTGTCTTTCCAAAACGTCGAGCGCAGTTTCCAACGAATAATATCCTGTCGACTGCATTAAATGCGTCCTCGATCTTATGTTGCCCGGTGTGTAGTTTCCAGCCCAGGTTGCCTCTGTACCATAGCTCTCTTCGAGCCTCAGCCCTGGTATATCCTCGTTGTCCAGCCACACTAGATCAGCTCTTACTATCTTTCTTAATCTTTATAAGTTTAGAATCAAGGCGTTCTCCTATTTCCTTCCTGGTAACCTCATCCAATTTTCCTTCGGCGCTGGCTTTCTTTAATTCTTGGCGATACTCTTCAACGGCTTGCTTCTCTTGGTAGTATGCGTAATCATATCCTGGTTGATGCATTAGGTACCCTTTCTCGTTTTGCTTTCAAAAGCTTTTTGTCTAGTATCTCACCGATAGCTTGCGTCTCTGCCTCAGACCTTGGCATTCCACCGTGAAATTCTTTGATAGCTGCGCGCTCTTCGAAGTCTGCCCGTTCATCAGGTGTTAGGCCAGATAGATTCATCAATGAACCCTTTTGGGGTCTGGTACTAAGGTTGCTGCTGTCAATAAGACGTCGTCATCTTCATCGTCAAGATCTCTATCATGGCTGATAGTCAGATCGACTTTCTCTGTCCCTAGGCCAACAAGTTTGGCTTTATCCATAATGCATTGACGAGCTATATGTAGTTCTGGCTTCTTGCCTACCACTTCGCCCATTGCATTGAATACATCTTGTCCTTTTAAAGCTAGCTGAGCGATGCTCTCAAGCCTATTGCATATTTCTGATAGCTGATCCTCAAGACTTCCTTCAAAGATCTTTCTGGTTAGTTTTCGTGCGTCTGCGATGTAAGCATCAACTGTTCTTGAGCTGACGTTCCACTTCTTTTCCGTAGTTAGTCGAAATATATCCCTATAGCTTTTACACTCAGCAATCCACCCAGCGACTATCGAAACACGTCTTTCTCGTTCGGCTGTGTCAGTCTTTGGCACTCGCGCCCTTTACATTTTTAAGTATGTCTCTGAGGGCTGATGCGTTGTTTGATTTGATGAGATGATTTTTGATTGCAGTGAGTTCAGCTTTCATGACCTCTAGGTCTTCACGGTCTTTAGACTTCAAGCCATCCATCGAGGCTAGCTCAATCGCGCGTGCGCTATCTTTCTTGATGTAGTCCAATGCTACGCAGCATATAAGAGCTGTAAGCAAAGCTGTGGTTCCTGTTAGTGAGAGTGGTTTATCTAGTCCCCATGATGCTATGACTAAAACTGGTAGGGCGTATAGATATACTTGGATTAATCTTGCCATGCTAGCTTCTCCCTTACTTTTCCTTTGAGGTCATCGCGCATAAGCTCTCCCATTCGTATAATTGTTATTTGCTGGGTGTCCAGTTTAGTACCTTGGACCTTGGTAATTTCAGTGCCTTTTACTGAGAGCCTGACAGCCGTCCATCCTCCTTCCACTTGAGCGATTGTGTAAGCAAAGAACGATTTCAACTCTTTCGTTCGCCCGTCAACATTTAAGATCATCTTGTTGGGTTTGCTGGGTATGGATTTTGGAGGTGTTATTTTTTTCTGTGCCATTCGTAGAAAAATGTAACACATTCTTTAGCATAGTGCTACAATTTCCACAATTATGAAAGCATTATCCAAGATACCAGTTTATAAGCGTTGGCGTTTCGAGGTTGATTATTACGGGAAGCTCAACCCTGAGGAGAAGGACTTTCTACATAAGTTTAATAAAGAGTTCATCGAAGGGAATGTAAAGAAAGGGGATCAAACGGCTCTTCATGCAGACGATGAGAGTCGTCGTCAATGTTATGCGAATAACAACCAAGCAAATCGAGATCTTTTAAGTCGAGAGATAGTAGCGGGTTATGGCCGGGGGGAAATTCCGGTTGGGGATGAGTATCAAAACTATGAGGAGGTGATACCTGACGCTTGGCATAAAGGCGCCGACGAAGCCATTGATACAAACTACGCATCAGGGTCTTTCATACTAGCCTCATTCACGTACTTTGCCATGGACCTTAGCTCACAACTTCAAATGTCTTTCGACTTTTAGTTTCATGATCTTCACCTACTGAGAACAATTCCTTCTCAGCATCAATTTCTTGTACCAAATTAGTAAAGTGTATCTTCCACCGTATGGCTTGATCTAGTCTATGAGCTTTGGGTTCATATACATCTTCGCATAATGCCCAAAACGTTTGTGGGTCCACAACAAAGTTTGCCTTGTCAATCTTGATGTGAAAATCATTTTTGCGCGCGCGTACTTTGCCGTTCGGTGTTCTGATCGTAGTGCTCTTACGTATTTCTCTGCCTTCAATTTTGACAGGCTTCATCTGATAGGGTTTGATTGTATCCCTTAGATTCTTGGGTTTGTAAGCAGTCTTCTTGCGGCTCTCTAGCCATTCAATTATAGATGATAACCATTTTATAGCCTTCGTCATATTCTTCCATTACCTCTTTCATTTCTTCAGCTATCTCAGGGGAAGCGAGTATGCCTCCCCCGATTAAGCGTTCATTAAAATAAATATTGAAAGAGATGGGGTAGTCACCTGGGCGATCCCCTAGAACTGGCTCTTCCATATTACTTTTTCTTTTTATTCTTTGCCTTTGGCTTCTTGTCTAGCTCTATACGGCCAACACTGTTGTTCGCTTTAGCATCAACCTCTTTCATGTCAGCATAATACTGATCAACTTCTTCTTGAGTTTGACCACCGTTGTTGACAGTTGGAGGGGTCTGCTTGTTGTCAGCTTGCACCTGGGCATGACGCTCCATGGCTTTGGCTTGACGTGCTTTGACTGCGACTTCTTCATCGGCAGCTTTTTCATCCGCTGTTAATTCAGGGGCTTTTCCATCTAAGATACGCGCACACTCATTAACCACCTGAGGCCAATTGCGACCCTTGATAGTTACAGAGCGAGAATGTACAGCGGAAAATCCTAGGTACTTCAGCATGGTCTCTATGTTTTCTTTTTTCATTTTCTTTTATTCCTTCCAGTTGGTTATGAGATTACGTCTCATATCTATCTGTTAGGTTGGCTGGGGGACCGGGATTCGAACCTGGGATACGAGACCCAAAACCTCGTGTGCTACCGCTACACTATCCCCCAACATGTTGTTCTATTTTAACCTGCACTGTACCTTTCTTCTCGTGCCCATCTATTTTCTCGATACACACTTTTATGACCTGTTTATCATCCTTGTAAGCAAATCCTTGAAGGGCATCTAGTATAGGCTTGATTCGATTGTCAGCATCCCCAATTCGTTTGGCCCTGTACCAAATAATATCAACATGAATCTCTCCTTCGATCTTCTTGACCTTACGGGCTTTACATTCCCAGCCAACAGCCGCACAAAAAGTCTCATAAAGAGGGCTTCTATAGTGCCTTGCCTTTAAACCGCCGACCGAACGCCACATGCGATTCGAGCTTGGAGGTTGTGGAAAACTTAGGGTATAACTCAATGCTTTGTCCCCTTGTGTTCATTGCAGTCAGGATCATCACAGTCTTCCTTGAACATGTCCTTCACCACCTCGATCGCCCCCTCTTCAAGCTCTGATCTTAATTTATGGTTGAGGGCGTAGCCTCCACACCAATCAATATGTTTATCTACAACAGGCCAGCCATATATAGAACTCTCAATGGGGGGATTTTTTCTACAGTATCCGTTTTCGTCTGCAAATTCTTCGTCGGTGTTGTCAAAAAATATACAGTCTTCACAGTGTAATTCCTTACCTAGTCTTAATTCTTTCATGCATATAGGTGTAGCATAGTGCGGCCGTTATGGCAACTTAGAACTTTTTGGCACGAACTCTTTCTTCGATAATATAGAAGGTATTGAAAAGCATCTTCCCTACAATCAAAGTTTCCCATTCGTTATTGTCGCCAAGGCCAACCCCTACAACAGGCCGCTTGAACCATAAAAGAAATCTTAAATGCCACTTGAGATGGTTGGTATGGGTCCATACTTTTTTCATTCTTTACCCTCTATTATGTCCAACACCTCTTCAGCCTCCATAAACAATTCATCTCTACGTAAGCACAATTCCCAATAGGCAGGATCTTTAGCAGTCCAATACTGTCTTTGGGTTATTTTAAGTTCTTTGAAGTGGGCACTCACTTTTTCCAACTTCTTTTCTTTTTGAATAAGTTCCAAATATCTACTCTCTTCCATCATCTGGTCGATTCTCATATAGTCCCCTCCTTGATGGCTCATGCTCCACCATCTAATTTAATTGCATCAATCACCATTCCACATGATTTATTACCCAAATAATTATGTCAACAACCTTCCATATACCGAATGGGGCAAAGCATAATAAGGTAACTATAATTGTACCAATATCAATTTCTCCTTTGGGGCTAACGTTCATTTCACTAACTCTACTCTCTCTTTATTGGTCATATCAATCACCATTCCTAGTATCGTGTTGTTCTTGGGGGTCATCTTCTTTCGGTGGGGTTATTTCACACCAGTGAGTAATATTGTAATCGTGTATAAAAAAATCATATATACTATCGCGAGTGCGATCATAATCACTTTCAACCCACTTATATTCTTTATCTTCTCTGTAAACGGCGCTACTCCAATACCCTCTGCAACCAGGCTTAACCCACACGACTACTTTTTCCCCGGTTTCTGGCAACCCATCTTTAACACTTATCCAGTTCATCTTGGTCCTTCCTCCTTGTGTAAAGATCTCACTCTTTAAGGCCATGGATTCTAAGAGGGCTTTTTCCATTATATCCGAAGCATTCATATAATCTGAATTTACATAACCTTCTGCGTCGAGAAGTTGCGTTGACCACTTATCCGCAAGAGACATGATTTTATTTTTAAGAATGTCATCCTCAATTAATTTCTGTGCTTCGTCGGTGTTCATGATTAAAACTCCTTATCTAGGTACTGGGATATATTAACTTCCCCTTTCATCCAGCCATCATACTCTTGCCATGGCACACCTAAGTATCTAACAGTCTCCCATGTCCAATATTCTTTGTGCCACATGGTTTGCCCACCCGCTATATCAATTAAGGTTTTTACATAAATATCGTAAGCAGCTTTATGTGGACAAGGAATGGCTGTTATTTTTCTTTTGTAATTTTTTTTAAGAAATTTACCTAAACATCCATAAACAAAAAATAAGATTCCTACAGTAAATACCCATACACCGGTCAATGCTTCTCACCTTTAGGATCACTAAATTTTGTGCTCATCCAGTCATGTGATTCTTCTGTGCCCAGGTCTTTGATTATTTCCTTAGCTTCTGCGAGCTGGCGCGCCATACCTTCAAACGTATCTGCATCAACTTCATAAACCTTACCTATTTTTATAAAACCTCTCATTTGAACACCCCTTGCTTTTTGTAGTCTTCTCGATCCTTTTCTTGGTGTCTCTTGTCCACAAAGTCCTTGAGGAAGTTCACCATATAAGGCTCTAGAATAATAGTTTCCCTGGTATGAACCTCTGTTTCCCTTGTCAGGATAAAATTATATCCGTCATGTTCAACAAAGATATCTTCACCTAAATACTGTTTATTCATGTTTACTTTTGTCATATTTTACTCCCACCATGGTGTTTGAATTACAAGACCGTATGGGTAAGCATTGCACTGCTCTAGCTCCCATAAAAAATGTATGTATTCGTCTGATGTTGTTTTGGTATAATCGCCATGTGTTAAGCCGGCGACATGTGCCAACTCATGAAGGATACCAACCTTCCACTTGTTCTTTTCCCATTGGCATTGGGGGTCGGCGTTATAGAAGATACTTCCATCCACATTGGCATTTGCGCAACTTCCGTTTCCATCTTCCCGGTACCATTTGATCGTCAACTCAACCTGCTTAATGTGCTCTACACCTTCAGGATAATTGTCTTTCAAGTATGTACAGTCAGTAAGGTAGGCAATAGCTTGATCATGTAGCGTGTACATCTTACCAAGTCCGATAGGCTCGTCTTCCGGAGCTACATCAAAGTTGCTAGAATCGCTGCCACAAGCACCTAAAAGCATGGTTAATACTAGGATTGGGAATAGCTTTTTCATACGATCACCCCTCTAGTAAGACATATAGCCTTTGGCTTTGCTGGGTCGACATATACAAGTTTAAGGATTTGACCAACTGTGCGATCAATGTCCTGTTTGTAACACTGAACGTAGAATGTGCTCAGCATGGGATTATTCATATTCTCTCGGAAACATATGATACGCTCCTCAAGGCCTTTAATTTTTTGTTTTATTTCTTTTCGTGTATCCATTCTTATATTGTAGCATGATGCTACATTGAATGTCAAACAAATATCTATTCATTTCGATAAAAAATGTAGTTGGGTAACTGTATTTCGTTCACTATTTCAAACTTGTTTTCGTTGAAATCAAACTTATCTTCTGACCATTTGCCGGTTTCTTTACAAAATTTATACTTCTGTAAGGCCCGTTTCACTTCTTCCTCAGCTCGTTCCATAGCGATATAGTCGTGTTTGTAGTAACTAGCTCCACTGTAAGGCAAAGAGCTTGCTTGAATAAAGATATAATCCTTCACATCAAACCCATTTTGTTTAAGAATCTCAGTATAAAGCCACTCTTGAATGTAGTAAGAAAAGTTGGCGGAGCTTTTTACAAACACCTCAGGTGTATTTTCCTTAGCAGTACTCTTTGGATCAAAAATGATAACCTGGTCCGAATCCTTGGATTTGACAAATAGATCTATTCTACACTTCACAGGAACGCCCTCAATCTCACCGAAGAACGATTGCTCCCTAGTCCCCTCCTTCAGGTACCTAGACATGCCTTGTAAGTTTTGAATCTTAACCACAAGGCTTTCGACAACTTCCATCTCGTCAGGGCTGATGAAAGTCTTCCCTGCGTGCTCCTTCATGAATTCCATCCGGCTAGCATCTGGCTCAATTACAACATCCTTGTCCGGGTGCTGCTCCACCAAATCTTTGTACACTTTAGCAGTCTTCCCCTTACATGGTGCCACGACATAATTGTTTCTTTCAAAGATCCCAGAGAGGCGATCTGAATTGACTTTCGTGACAACATTATCCTCAAAAAAGCGTTCAGGCTCTAAAAGGAGGCTATGAAAAGCTCTACCTGTTCTAAAGGCATCTTTGTTCTCTTGGTGTTCGCCTGTACGAATTGCATTAAACTTCTTCGCATTACTTAAAATTGTTTTGACATCTGTGGATCCAAGAGCTGGATGTGATCTATATTCAGATTCAGGGCAGTTCGGGCTCGGCTTGTGATTCGTCTTCAACTGGGTATTGGTCTTCTGTGGTAAGTTGGCTTCCGTCGGTAACTGTGTTTCCATTTTCTTCTCCTTGTTCAATTTGAGGAATTTCCTGCGCGATTTGTTGTGCGACGAGTGACCCTCTTTTGTTTAAATGCCCCTGTTGTTTTATTTCCAGCTCATCCTCAATCTTGACAGCGAGTGAGACTTTCTCATCCATGGCCGTTTTACTTATCACGTATTTGATAGCTTTTGCCATGAACATCTCAAGTGCAAAATGAGTCCAGGGAGAGAACCTTTGTTTCTTCACGCTTGGGCTCTGGCCTTTGAGTTGATCGAGTTTCGCCTTGTGAACGAATTTGTTGTAAACAATACCATTGCTCGTATCCTTGATCGCAACCAATATACCCCGTAGATTTTCATCTACCCAAGTGACATCCCCTTCGTTGTGTTCGTCGTAGTTAGGTTTTAAAGAAACAATCTCTTCAAACCCTTTGACTTCCATTGAGAACTCATCGCATTTGTATACAGGGAAGGACTTTACCGCTTTGCCAGATCGCTCAAGCAATGCCTGCCAACCCTTGTATCCAACGGTCAATTCCAACTGCCCTTTATAGGCAACGAAATATACTAAACCAAGACTCTTCTGTGGGCTGAGACCTATCTGCGCAGCTTGAATACCACACGCCATAATACTCATCGGCTTCCACTTCTGAAAGTCCTGCTCCATGGACAACATAGTCATGGTTGATTTGAATTTTTCGATTTTGTTTTCGTTGTTCTCGAAGTAAGCGTTTAACTTATCCTGAACAGATTGTTCGTTGAAAAAACGAGATACGTCGTCTTTCCTTTTTTGTACTTGATTCACAAACATTTCTCCTTTGCTTGACGGCAAAGCGAGATTCAGACATACTCAATTTGTAGTTTTAAATAAGTCTTTCACCAAGCTTAACCTTTTTGATTTAAAGCCCTATCTTTCACCGGTAGGGTTTTTTTTTGTGATTATTACCACATTATCATTATGTAGCATAGTGATATGATTTTCTACCTTTTTTGAAACTTTTTGTTTACCAGTTTCCATTCTCTGAATCTGGCTATAACTATAGCCTGTTATGCTCCCAAGCATCTTCATTGATTTGATACCTAGGGCTTCTCTTATATCTCTTAATTCTTTACCAGTCATATAGCACTATGCTATCATGTTCCGATTTGAACATCAAGTTTATTCAAGAACTTCTTTGCTTGGCCATCGGTGATCTGTTTAGAATCATCCTCATAACCAGGTGTGTCGGCATAAGACTCATAGAGATCTAAATATTCTTTACGCTTCCATTTAACTTCATCCGACGTACACATACCTATGCCAGAGAGTCCACCAATTGACTTGAGAGCGACTTGCTCTACCCTAGTAAGGCCATTCATCGCTTTTTGACTCCCAAAGCGTTTAACGTGCTCTAAGGCGCGTTGAAACGAATCGTTGGCCTGAACCTTATGACTAGGTTTAAGTATCTCAACGATCTCAGCAACTGTTGGGAAGAAGGTCCACTTCTCTAAACCTTTGACAGCAGCATTTTCTACAGCCTCATACCCATGTTTTTGTAGAACCTGTGCCATAAGTTTAAACGTCTCGGCATCCGTATCCCCTTTAGTTATCTTTGCTACCTTACCCAAGAGGGCTATTATTTTCTTTTGCGTTTCCATTATTCTCCTGATCTACCATTTCCATAGCTAACTCAACTTCAGATTTGGACTTTTGGTGTTTAAATACTCCTGATCTAAATGCCTGATCAATCGACTGGTCCGGAGTATCTTCCCAGCGTTTTTGGTTTAACCACGTTGAGGGGTTAGGAATGAATTGCCCACCCTCACGTAACCAATCAGGACTTTTTGTATGAGTTTCGACAGAACGAATGATTTGTTCAGTGAACGTTTGAGAAGGTCGAAGTTTTGACCAAAGTTTTTCAGCCGCGCCTTTTCCACGCTTTTTTGGGTACTTTTCCCAGAAGCGGGCGAACCCTGTCGCCCAATACGTAGAATTAGCTCGATCGTTGTTAGTAGTACTTACTATACTTTTCTTTACTCTACTGTTCTTTACTTTACTATACTCTACTGTGTCGTCAACGTCGACGGTAGTCATCAAAGATGACGAACTGTCGTCGCTTCTAGAAAGGGCTGCTATCTTGCTTTCTAGGCGCTTGTTTTTCTGCCATAACGATTGATACGATTTTCGCTCTTCTAAACTCATCAACGCTTGATACTTCTCAGCATTAAGAATTAACCACCCTCCGTCACATTCTTGGATACGACGGCCCTCATGATCTTTTGTTCGGCTGTATTTGTCTGGCGCCATGAATAGGTTTATTGCCTCTTCACATTGCTCCATTGAAACACGAGCCCTAGCCGCAAGACCTGGAATCGATGCTCTGACCTGATGCCTTTGACTTCTCATAGCCAACATGGTTATCCATACAACCCTGACATAATCTGGCCGGCTCCATATGGTTGAATCTAAAATTTCGTTGAATAGTTTTGTGTAGTGCATTTGTCGACGTTATGTCGTCAATGACAGTCCGTCAACAAATTAACCTATTTCAGTAACTTGTTTCCCGAATAATTTCACTAGCTTGTCGTGATGAATAAAGACGTCGTAGCCTTCCCCGTTCACCATGGTGATTTGAGAGACGCTGTCATCTACTTGAGCAAAAGAACAAATGTGTAAAATATTCACAGATATAAGATCGCCCCCAACGGTTTTTAACTGACAAAGAGAGAGTGTTTTTAGGTTCTTGTTAGGCATCATAATTCCCTCCACGTCAGAGAGCCATATACATCTAGACCAGAGGTTATCGGACTAACACATAAAACCAACTCATCAATGGTGCCATCAAGAGCAACCCCTAAATGTCGTTGATTCTTTAGCTCAGTTGCGGTGGCGGCGTTCCCCAACAAATACCCAGAGTCAATAATAGTTCCCCCTGTTACTTGAGAATCTGAATTAGCTGAAACATTATCTCCTCTAGCAAATTCTACACCTGAATAAGTGTTGACCGACCCATACGTAAATGTCCCCGCAACAGTTGGGTTCAATCTTAACGTCCAATATGCATCATCAGTTGTTGTGTAGACAACTGTTTGTCGGAGCTCTTTTAAAACAGTGTTTAAGTTTGTTGATTTTAATCGAATCCCCACAAGTGCATATGTATTCCCAGCAGTGTTGGCATCAATCGGACCACCTGATTCCCAAGAACCCACACTAAAAACCGCACCTAAAGGATCGATCCCCCCTTCAGAAATAACCGTTGAACATATACATTCAATACTTGCCGACTCATGAGAGCCTGTGCCTTCTATCTCATAACGGAGCGGTAAGTTTGGGCTACTCATATAAACCACATCTAGCACATTAGAGTGCCTAAACTCATGACAGGTATGAAACCTCCCATTAATAACTACACCCATACGAACACGACCAACGCCAAGCCACTCAAAATCAATTGTGAAAATTAACGTCTTACTGGTATCAAGAGTGATCCCGCTAGGGCCCGTTCCATCTAACCGGTCTAGATTCCAAGCTGATTGTGCCACATCAATATCTACAGCTGACCCACTTGAAAAAGTTCTTTTCCGGACCTTTAAGATACTTTCATCAAGTACAAAAAACAACCCATTCTGATCATCCCCATAACCTAATGATCTTATGACCCCTGGCTGACCTGCCCCTAGTATACCCGTCATAATGATCTGTTGTGATTTCCCCGGCTGGTAATTAAATCGTTGAAAGGTTTGAAGGGTCCTTTTCCCTACGGGTCCAGCTACCGACAGAAAGGTCGATGCCCTATTTTGAGAATAGGAACTTAAAGTTCCACTTCCTGATGTTTCTTGGTTGTCCCAAAAATATGTTTGTTCGTTATTCGAACGTTTTGAATCGAAAAGAGTATACGGATTAGATACACGAGATCTACCGAATGAATCGACATTTGGTCCGTCTGCCGGAGCAACAGAAATAGCGCCTGAGGTCCCTGAGGTTAGCTGTGTTTGTAAGATAAAAGATGTTTGGATACTTGACCCATTAACGTACCGCGCGCGCATGTATGCTAGCTTATTGGTGACATCAACAAATATTTCTTGATCAGCATCAACAGGAAACGCCTGAGTAATATCTGCCGGGCCAGTCTCACTGGTTGATTGCTCAATATAAAGGGTCCCGACCTGATCTGCTAAAACGTAAACTTTAGTTACGGGCTTCATAGAAACTTCCCAGTCGCCTGTGAAAGTAGCTGCGCTCCATAACGCCGTGGACGTAGAGTTATTATCTAAGAATATCGACGCAAAGTTGTTTATATCCGTAAGCCGATTGCCTTTTAAATGGGTGTAGGTTTGTGCCATATCTTAATTATATCTGTTAAGGAGAGGTTGCCTCGCCCTTTACCTTGTTTATAAGCTTTTCGATAAAAGTAGGTTTAGGGGGATCCACCGTTACACCCTTAGGCACATAGTTGCACGCTGCCTCAGCCGCGAAAGAATACGTAGTGTCTTGTTGTTGGGCGGCCCATTGTTGGTTTTGCATTTGTTGAGCCCGTTCAAAAGCTAATTCACGAAGGTATCTTTCCCGATCTACTTCAGCTTGCCTGCGAGCAAATCTTTCCTGTGCCTCAGCATATTTACGAAGTGTTTCCGCCGCCTGAGATTCATATTGATTTTTTCTTAAAGTAGCTGGGTTTATGACGGTCTCCCAAGTCATATCAACCTTGCCCATCAACATATTGACTTTGCGGATAGCCGATAAAGCTTCTCCGTCATTCTCTGATCTAGTGAGGTTAAGTAGTTTTATAAGTTTGTCATTCACGAGGCCGTTAGTTTCGTATGCCCCTTGGCAATGATAGCCCTAAGCATTTTATATTTAGTCACGGGACGTATATCCAAAGTCTTTTTAATTTCAGTCAACTGGTCAACAGTCAACTCATCGCAAACCAAAGTAATACAAGCAAGCATATCATTTAGAACATCCTTGGAGGCGGTGATACGCTTAACTTGTTTACTCTTTGCTCTTTTAAGAGACCTTACTTGACTACTCATAATGCCCCTTAAAAATACTGCCCCGCCCGGTTGGATACACGAAGGCTAGGCCTATGTGTCCGAACGGAGCCCCCGAAGGGAATCGTTTAGCTTTCAATTTTACCACCATACCCAGGCTGTGTAATACGCCCATGTGATGCTGCCAACCTACTTCCGATACGCTCCATAAATTCAGAGTCGTTCTCTGGTAGCCGATCCTTTAGAATCGAATTAATAGCCTGTTGTTTAATGTCAGCAAAATCCTCCTTGCTAACGCGCTCTAGAACTGTACCAAAAGCACCTTTCATCCAGTGCCGATTTAGAAATTCCTTATACGCTACATTTAAAGCCTCTTTTTGATCTTCTGTCAGTGTACCCATAGCACTATGCTATACATTATTCTGAGACCTTGTGCAATCTTTCAAGTAATTGCTCGTTAGTATTTCGCAATTTATCATTAGTAAGAAGCAATTCATCATTAACTTCAGTCAATTGCTTGACCACTGCTGACAGGTCTTGTATCTTTTCAGACAACAAATCATAGGCATGCGCCTTTGTTATATTCTTCACCTCTTCGAATAACTTACTACTCAAATCACCTTTTGGTACTTCTAACATAGCTTTACCTTCCTTTATTCCCATTGGCATATCCAACAGATCATTATAAACATCACGACCCAGATCACTATAGGCTCGCATCTCCGTTGATTATTTGGTCCACAACGATGTCGTCTAGGGCTGTCCTGGACTTATCATCAAGTTGAATACCATGATCAATCAACCAGTGTAATATCGCTTCGTCAGCAAAATCTTGAACGCGCTCACGAATTGAATCTTCTTTTGATGCATCAGGGGGTGTAGTCTTCCACTGATCGTAACCTTTTAAACTTTCCATAAGTTCTCCTTGTAGAAAGATAGCACAGTGCTCATTTGTTTTCCAACTCTTTTACTTTCAATTTCATCTCATTGAGATTAACCCCGTGGCGGCGGATGCTTACAAGGAACATGTGCTTGTGCTTCTCCGGAGCCTCGTAGTACTCAATTTCAAGATAATCAATCTGGGCGTGAACCATGTTGATCATTCTTCTGTACTCGTTTAGTATGTATTTATTGGTGTCAGATAAGACATTATTTGTTTTTTTCATAGGTTTCCTTTCGTGTATCCATACTATGATTATAGCATGGTGCTACACTGAAAGTCAAACCCTATTTTGTAGGCTCTTCTTTTAACGCATCGATAAGCAACAGAAGCTCATTGTGGGCTGCTTTGCAGCTCTCGTGGTTCCCCCCTAAAACCTTCATGATGTCCAAGACGGACATGTCCGAATTTGGTACAATATAGACCGGATTCCGGACAACGTCAGGAACTTGGATCGGGGTCGATACCGAGTACTTCTTTACTGTACACCCGAAGAAACTCATCAACATTAGAAGTACTGCTAAGCTTTTGCTTAACCTTCTCAGACTTGACCATACGGTCGGCTGTCTTGATAAGAACCTTCGTAACTCTCTCTGTTTGCTCACGTAGTGCCTTTTCGTTGCTGTTTTGGTTCTCTACTCGCTCCAACCTTTTTCCGAGCTTATATGCCCAAATGAGAGCCCCTATGAGGACCCCCGATAGAGCGAGCAGACCCCAAATCATTATTGCCCTTTATCAATCTTGGCTTTTTCCTTACCAAAATCAGCAGCGGCGTTGCTCAATGTACCTGCACCAAACAAGGTACCAACCCAGGCAATCACTTTGACTAGAATTTCTTCATCTATTCCAAGTTGACTCCCTACTGCCATTACAACAGTCATGACGGCTGTACCGATTATTGGTAGCCAAAATCTCTTTTGACCTAATAGTTCCCATATTGCTTTCATATTATTCTCCTTTGTTGCCTACCCGGCCCGTCGCTCCCATAGCTCAAAGTGGGGTAGATCGTTAAAAGACTGATCGGTGATGTCTCCGTCACCATCCCAGTCACCACCAAAGCGAATGCTGATTTCTAAGGTCTCAGCAATCCCCTTGATAATACCTTGTAAATAGTAAAACCTTGCCCTCGCTACGTGCCCTTCCCAGATGATAGGATAAGGGGCTACATCCACCGCCATAGAGGGTAGTTTGTTGTGCTTTGAATGTGGCCATTTCAACTTACTGGCTCCGGAACGAAAGAACCTGTTTTGCCGCTTCTCATCACGGTGGCCCTCTAGCACTGAAAAGTCAATAATCTGAATAGCCTCATTTAAGATCTTCTGGATATCAGGGTGGCAGCCCTCCATCCTCAGCTTTGATGTAGGACCAAAGGTGTACATCAGTTAGCTAATCCCATAATAATCAACCCCAATACGAACCCCCCAAGGCCGCCAATGACGAGACCTCTCTGATTCTTCTTTAAAAAAGAGGTCTTGACTGCGAATTGTGGATCGTTCATAATATCTGAACAATTCGCTTTTGACTTTTTTCTGAATGCATCCCTCCACTCTCGACAAAGAGTCAAGTTCTTTAAACATCCTGTATTAGATTCCAATGCTTCATCAAGCCTCATTTGCCCATCAACATCATAACAAACTGACCCAAAAGGTATGCTGTCTCCTTCTTTGTTGTATTTATGTACGCCGAAGTCTTGGCCAATAGCAGGAGGGGTGTGCACTACACAAAGGAGAAGAACAGCCAAAATGAATTTAAGCATCACTTACCCCCCCTGTTATTGGTCAACACAATCGTTCTTAGTTCCCGGATGTCGTCTTTGATATCTTTGAACTTGTCATCGTAGACTTTATCTCTGCTTTTAAGCTCGGTACTGATGTGGAGTTTAAGCTCGTTGCCAATGTCTCTTGACACTGTCGAAGGGACTGGGTTTGCACCTGTACCCTTGTCGATATCTTTGACAATGTCCACACCAAGTTTGAAGCCAAAAGCAATAAGACCACCCACAAATGTGTAAAAAGCTGTATCTTTACGCGTTCGATAAACTCGGGGACTCTTATCTGGACTTCCTTTCCGTTCAGCCATCTTTCATTCACTTTCCTATCCTGCTCACTCACTATCCTGGATGATCTGTAATGAAAACCCAGGAAGCTTCCGAATAAGCTGATGAACACCGATAATATCAAAAGGCATTACGATAAACTCAGCCGCGCCAGCGTTCTTTGCTTTCATTAATACATCTTGATCGCCAAAGGTTGATAAAACTACGACACCACCCCTCCTTACGGAGGGTAATTCGGTTGCCATGAGGACCATCTCAACCCATTTGTCGGGGTAAGCGTCCGCGTCAATCAACACTACTTGCGTACTGTTAATATCTTGGGGGCGTAGACTCAAATCTGATACTGAACTTTTATTAACAAACTTGTTGTTAAT